AGCAAAAGGTCGATATGTTCAATAGACTTGCACAAGATTATGGAATACAATTAAATTCAGATAGCTTACAAATGCCTGAACAGGCGTATGTAGACCCGTATCAACAACAGTTAATGCAACAACTTCAAGCTACACAGCAACAAGTTCAGCAACTGTCAGCGATTCGGGAGCAAGAAGAAAATGCTCGATTGACCCAAGAAATCAATCGAGTAAGTAGTGACAAAGAGCGGTTTCCGCACTTTGAGATGGTAAGGGAAGATATGGCTCAATTACTTGAGCGAGGTTTAGCCCCAAACCTAGAAACGGCTTATGCCAAAGCGGTGCGTATGAATGACGAAGCGTTCAAGCTGGAACAGGAAAAACTCCTAAGATCAGCAGGTTCACAAGCGTCTAAGGCACAGCAAGTAGCAAAAGCTAAAGCAACTGCTGTTAGTCCAAAGTCCGTTACACCTAGCGGCCAAGTGTCTAAGACAGATGCAAAGGATAGACGATCCTTGCTGATGGCTTCTTTAGCCGATGCAGAGGGTGGTCGGGTTTAACTTAATTTAATAAAGGAAATATCATGGCATTTGCTAACTCAGCAATCACCGATATTATCGCTACCACCATTCAAAGCCGTAGCGGAGTATTGGCAGACAACTTGACACAAAACAATGCAATTCTTCAGCGATTGAATTCCAAAGGTAATGTACGCCCTTTCTCAGGCGGTAATGTGATCTTGGAAGAAATCATGTACAACGATCCAAATACCAATAACGCTAATTCATATAGCGGATATGAAGTATTGAACATCACTCCTGATAGCCCAATTTCTGCGGCTCAATTCTCTATTACTCAGTACGCTGATAGCGTAACAATGAGTGGTTTAGAAATGTTGCAGAACTCAAGCAAAGAAGCAATCATCGACCTGTTAGACGGTCGTATGCAAGTTTCTGAAGCCCGTTTGCTTAACCGCATTTCAGGTGACTTATATGGTGATGGTACTGGTAACGGTGGTAAGAACATTACAGGTCTAGCGGCCGCTGTTCCAACTGCTAACACTACTGGTACATACGGTGGTATCAATCGTGCAAACTGGGCATTTTGGCAAAACCAATCTTCCACAGGTGCTGATTCTTCAAGCGTAATTCAAGCCGCTATGACTACTGCCGCTATCAAATCTGTTCGTGGCACAGACAAAGTTGACTTGATCGTTGCTGGTAACACACTCTATCAACGCTATGTAGCTTCTTTGCAAGCAATTCAGCGTATTGCTGGTGTAGACGAAGGTGCGGCAGGTTTCGCATCACTCAAGTTCTACGGTGGCGGTATGTCTGCTGATGTGGTATTAGGCGGTGGTTATGGTGCTCAAGAGAACGCATTGTATATGTATCTCTTGAATACTAACTACATCTTCCTACGCCCACATAAAGAGCGTAATTTCGTTCCTATCGGTGGCGAGCGTCAATCGATCAACCAAGACGCTATTGTTAAGCTGTATGGCTGGGCTGGTAACTTAACTTGCTCCAATAGCTTCCTACAAGGCGTGTTGACAGGTACTGCTTAAGTATCTATTAACTCAACTTAACGAATAGAAAAGGAAATTATCATGGCATATTCAGTTCTCCCTATCGCTGGGGTAGATTTGTACAACACAACAACTACAAATCCAAACTCGCTGACAGCAATTGCAACTTTTGGCCCTTTGGGTGCTGAAACTTTCGGTAGCGATGGCTTCCGTTATGTTTTTGCACAAGCCGCTGTAGCAATTGGAACATCCACAGCAACTTGCGTAATCAACGCATCTACATTCCAAGTTACCTTGGGTGCAGGTACATACTTGTCAGGTGCTTCAATGGCATCAGGCGATTATGGCTGGTTTAGCAAGGCTAGTGTTTAATAGCTTTATGTAGTAAAAACAGGGGGTTACCTTAACTGGTAGCCCCTTTTTATCTTTTAACAACCTAATACCTTAGGAGAATTAAAAATGGCATTACCATCAGATGAAAGCAACGCAGACAGCCGTTTACAGGTTCGTTTTTACAAGCGACCAGTACAACAGGAACAGGAATCATTAGCCGCTGGCAGACCAATCTTTAAAGAGTTTGATTTTGTCCATATTTGCGTGGCTGGCGATTCGTTAACCGAAATCGATACATACGCCCTAGCAAGTCATAAACAGCGTTTCCCGATCCAATGGGCAAATTACCAAAATAGACTAGGTGCGGATGACCAAGAAGTTGTTGGAACTCCTGTATCGGAATGGCCAATAGTATCCAAATCCCAAGCAGAAGAACTACGGGCATTGAAATTCCATACCGTAGAAGCTGTTGCAGGGGCATCGGATGCACAGTTACAGCGTATGGGTATGGCGGCAGGAATGTCACCGTATGCTTTCCGTGATAAGGCAAAGGCATTTTTAAATCTAGCAACCAATGCGGCAGAAACTGACAAGCGTGAAAGCGAAATTAATTCTTTGAAAGAAGAACTTGCCAAAAAAGACTTAGAAACTGCTAAAATAAAAGCAGAAACAGATGCGAAGCTGGCTCAAATGCAAGATCAGATGGCCGCTATACTTGCCGCTGTTGGTGAAAAGAAACCCCGTAAAAAAGCGGTAGCCACAGAGGAAGTCTAATTATTTCCTACACAATGCTTCAATTGGTTCAACAGACAACTGCTGAACTAAACCTATCTGTACCATCTTATGTTATTGGTAATCAATCACAGGATGTACATCAAGTTCTTGCGTTGATGAATGGTGCTGGTTATGACCTAGTAAAAGAGCATGATTGGCAAGCATTGGAGTTGGAATATCGTTTCTACACTAATGCAATAACCACGACCTGCGATACTATGAATGGCACAGAAATTCTGACCGCTATTCCTAGTACCGCAGGGCTGGACAGCAATTATTCCATCGTGGGGACATCAATTCCCCAAGATACCTATGTTGATGAAGTTTTAGACGCTAACACCCTAACAACTACACAACAGGCTTCAGCAACATCCGTAGGCGGTACAGTCACATTTAGCCGTACCATCTATCCGTTGCCACCTGACTACGAAACCATCACGGATAACACTCATTGGGACAAGACAAAGCATTGGCAAATGCTTGGCCCAGTTGATGCACAGCAATGGCAATGGCTTAAATCAGGCTATATTTCAACAGGCCCTCGTGTCCGTTGGCGTATTCTTGGCAACAAGTTTCAAATATGGCCACCATACAACACCCAAGAATATTTAGGATTTGAGTACCGATCTAAAGGGTTTGTTAGAAGTGCTACCGATGAGGTAAAGAACAGCTTTACTGCCGATACCGACACAACCGTGTTTGATGACCGCTTGATTGTTTTGGCAACTAAACTTAAATATTTCCAAATTAAGAATTTTGATACAACCGCTTTGTACCAAGACTATATGCGTTATCTATCCATTGTTAAGGCTAACGATAAAGGTTCTGCTACCCTATCTTTTGCACCGCAACCAAGTGCCGTGCTTATTGGCTGGGCAAACATTCCTGATACTGGCTATGGGTCATAGGGATGGGAAAGCCACAACAGCGTCAAGCTAGAACTACATCTGTTGCTTCCCCATTAGGGGGTTGGAATGCTAGGGATTCAGTAGCCGAAATGAATCCTATGGATGCAACAAAGCTAGAAAACTTCTTTCCTACGCCATCCGATGTAAGTTTGCGTAAAGGCTGGACAGAACACGCCACAGGAATTACAGGTCAAGTTGAAACCCTGATGAGTTACAACGGGCCTGTCAGCGATAAGTTATTTGCTATTGCTGGTGGCAAAATTTACGATGTAACAACTGCTGGGGTGGCTACTCAAGTCTATTCAGGACTTAGCAATTCAAGATGGCAATTTATTAATGTGTCAACTGCTGGCGGTCATTTCTTAGGAATGGTCAACGGATTAGACCCAGCAATGGTCTACAACGGAACTAGTTGGATTACTGTTGCCAGCACATCAACTGCTCAAACTATTAGCAGTATTACTAGGGGCGGTACAGGAAACCTGACTGCAACGGTTACTACTGCCGCACCGCATGGTTTATTAACTGGTAATCAGGTTACCGTAACAGGTGCTAGTCCTACCCAATATAACGGCACTTTTATCATTACAAGGATAAATAGCACCCAGTTTAGCTACACAATGGCAACTGCTCCAGCTACTAACGCTACTACGGTGGGTTCTTATTCTGTCAATTTAGCAATAACTGGGGTAGATTCTGCCACTTTTGTAAACATTAATTTGTTTAAAAATCGCTTATGGTTTGTGCAAGAAGATAGCTTAAAGGCTTGGTATCTTGATCCGTTATCCATTGGTGGTGCGGCAACAGCTTTAGATTTAAGCGGTATTGCTGGTAGCGGTGGCTTTTTGCAAGCTATGGGTACTTGGACATTAGACGCTGGTCAAGGTGCAGACGATTATGCTGTGTTTGTAACCAGTATGGGTCAGGTCATCATTTACAACGGTACAGACCCTAGCGTAGCTGAAACATGGCTAATGAAGGGTGTATGGCAGTTTGGTCAAACATTTAACCGCAGATGCTTCTTTAAATGGGCTGGTGACCTGCTTTTGCTAACGCAAGACGGACTTGTGCCAATGTCTGCCGCAGTCCAATCAACTCGTCTTGATCCTAGAATAAACCTAACTGACAAGATTTACTACGCTGTTTCACAAGCGGCAACCAATTATTACGACAATTTTGGCTGGCAGATCAATTATTTTGCTAGTGAAAATATGCTGATTATGAATGTTCCTATTTCGACAGGAACACAGCAATTTGTCATGCACACCATTACAAAGGCTTGGGGTCAGTTTACAGGTATTGAAGCTAATTGCTGGGAAGTACACGGCAAAGAAGGTATGTATTTTGGCGGTGACGGATATGTAGGTAATTTTTACAATTCCACATCCGATAACGGCTCAAACATTAATGCCAACTGCCAACAGGCTTATAGCTATTTTGATTCAAGGGGAACGCTAAAACGCTTCACTATGGTAAGACCTATCATCATTACCGATAACGCCTTACCGACCGTTTTATGCGGTATTAGCACCGATTTTGACCCAGTTAGCCCCAACGGAGCAGTAACCTATAACCCAGCCCTTATTGCTATTGGCGAATGGGATTCAGGTATTTGGGATTACAACCTATGGGGTGGTGGCGTAAACATTAATAAACAATGGCAGGGCGTTACTGGAATAGGCTATGCTGGCGGTATTAACATTTCCGTAGCATCACAGGGGGTTGACTTCCATTGGGCTAGTACCGATTATGTAATGGAAACAGGGGGCGTTCTATAGATGCTATGGAGTGCAAATACAGTTGAATTAAAAGATATTGCGGCTAAAATACTATTTAATGAAATTGGCGTTCAGCGTTGTGAAGATTTGCAAGCTATATTTTGGGCAGATGAAAATAACAATGTTGAGTGGTGCGTTGGATATACGGCATTTATAGGTAAAACCTGTCAGATGCACATGGTTAATTTAAAGGGTGGTTACACACCCAAGCAGTTACTAAAGGCGGCTTTTGATTATCCTTTTAATCATTGCAACCTTGAAATGGTTTTTGGAATAGTCAATAGCAACAATGTAAAAGCTATGGAATATGACCAAAAGCTAGGGTTTACGGAAGCAAAACGGTTCGTGGGAATGCACGATGATGGCGGTGACCTTGTAGTTTTTGAAATGAACAAAGCTGATTGTAGATGGATCAGGGAGCGTAAAAATGAGTATTCTTAGACACTTTAATAAACATCATGGCTGGTATGACGGCAAACGCACACCGTTTGGCGGTGGCAAAGGTAGTTCAGCACCACCCCCACCCGATTACACAGGTGCGGCTAAACAAACAGCCGAAGGTAACTTAGAAGCGGCTCGTTCAGCTTCTGCGGCTAACCGTGTAAATCAATATACCCCTTACGGAAACTTGGTTTATGCACAAACTCCAACCAAATCGTTAAATCCTGCGGCTTATCAAAGTGCATTAAGCGAATGGAAAGCTGGCGGTATGCAGGGTGCTGAACCTGATCCTAATCAGTACATGACATACAACCCTGATGCTGGTTGGTCTGCCACTACACAATTAAGCCCTGCACAACAACAGTTATTAGATATTCAAAACGCAACCAGTTTGCAATTAGGTGGATTGCAACAAAAAGGTCTTGGTTATGTAGAAAACATGATCAACAAACCTTTTGGCGTAGAAAATTTGCCACAAGTAGGTATTAACGCTGGTGAAAACTATTCTGACGCAATTATGCGTAGGTTACAGCCACAGCTTGCTATGGAACAAAAATCATTCGATCAAAGAATGGCTAATCAGGGTATTCCCGTAGGTTCTGAAGCGTATCAAAACGCTAGACGGCAATTTGATATGAGCCAAAATGATCGCTTGGTAGCGGCACAAACTGGCGGTATTGGAGTTGGATTACAAGCAAACCAACAAGGGTTTAATCAGCTTGGATATATGCGTAACGAACCAATTAACACATTGAACGCTATTCGTTCAGGTTCTCAAGTTACTAACCCTACATTCCAATCAGTTCCACAACAAGCTACAACGCAAGGCCCTGACATTTTAGGTGCTACCCAAGCAGGGTATAACGCCCAGCTAGGTGCTTCTAATGCGTCAAATGCGGCTAGTTCAGCTAATACTAGCGGTTTATATGCTTTAGGTGGTACGGCATTGATGGCTGGTGCAATGTTCTAATGAAAGAATTTCTAATCCGTCATAAGAAAGTAGCTTTATTCTTTTCAGGCGGTAAGGATTCATTAGCGTGTTTAGAGTTATGCAAGCCGTATTTAGATAGAATTGTAGTAATTTGGGTTAATACAGGTTCAAATTTTCCCGAAGTTGAAGAATGTGTAACAAAAGTAGCTTTAGAAGTACCTAATTTTGTAGAAATACCGACAAATCAGGCTTGGTCAGTTGAAGTAAGTGGATACCCTGCTGATGTAGTACCTGTAAGTTTTACCAAATTAGGTCAATGTTTTACGAGCACAAAAGAAATTATGCTCAAAAGCTATTTGGAGTGTTGTAACGAAAATATTTGGACACCAGCCTATATGAAAGTACAGGAACTGGGCATTACAGGCGTGATTAGAGGGCAAAGAAGTGATGAAAGTCACCGATCACCCTTAAATTCAGGCGAAGTAGTAGATGGGATTGAATACTTTTTTCCATTGCAAGACTGGAGTAACGAAGATGTTGACGATTACCTTGTAAAACAGGGGGTCAAATTGACCGAGCGTCTTAGGATGCGTAGTCATACTTCTTTGGACTGCTGGAATTGCACGGCTTTTACCGAAAACAGCGTAGAACGAATGGAATATATGAAAAAGTACCACCCAGTTAAACATCAATCAGTTGTCAAATTACTGCAAAGAATTGATAATGCAGTTATGAGTGAAATGCTTGGGATCAAGCAAATTTTAAGGACATAATATGCCAAACGAATACACATCCGCTTACGCCCCAATGCAGTCAAATGCTCAATACGGTCAACCTATGGTTATGGGTCAAGGTTCGCAAGAAGCCATGCACCAAGCCATGCTTAATCAGCAACAACAGTACAACAATCAATCAGCACAGATAGCTGGTCAGCCAAGCGGATTAAGCCGTATGACTGCCCCAATGCAACAAATGATGATGGCCCAAGCCTTGCGTCAAGGAATGGTGCAAAAACCTGAAATGATGGGTGATCAACAAACACCTAATTGGCAAAACCCATACGCTAATTATAATAACGGTGCAAGTTCAGGCTCATCAGGGATTGAATAAGGAATAATCATGGCAACTGTAAATCCATATTTAGGCGGTTCTGCGGCACTTTCAGCCGTTCCTGAAGAATACCAACCTAGAGCATTAGAAAACCTACAACAGCAACGAATGGCTCAGTTGTTGATGCAACAGGGTATGCAGGGTCAGCCACAGGGTCAAATGATTAGCGGTCACTATGTCAAAGCTAGTCCGTACCAAAATCTTGCCGCAATTGCTAATCAAGCACTTGGAATGTACGCAGGTTATCAAGCCGATAAAGGTCAGCTTGATTTAGCCAAAGCCATTCGTGAAGGCGAAAGAAGTGCTTTTGCTGACTATATGCAGACCAAAGAGGGTAAACCTGCTGAAATGTTCCCTGCACAGGTTGGGCCAATGCCTACTGGTGGCAATATACCGTTACAAGAAGCAAAAGCCGCTATTTCTGCAAATCCTAAAGC